GAATAATGTTTATGTTTATATCACTCATATTTATTCCTCCTTATAGTTGGGTATTACCGTTTCAATGAACGGAATATTTTTAATAAACTTGTCATCAATTCTTATAAAAACATCAAAACCTTTAGTATTATCAAACTCTGCACTTAATATAGTATTTCTATTGCTAGTCGATGTTATACTTACAACAGACATACTATACTTATTTTCTAACCCGTCCATATAACGAAAATAATCTCTTAATTGATTAATGCCATTATCAAGGTTGTCTTTGCTGTGATGTGTTATTGAGAGTGTCAACATTACATTGTTCGAATATTCTTTGTCAACGCTATCCACGTTAGGAGTTATTTTTAATTCTTCCCATTCGTTTTCAAGTGGTTCTGCTATTATATTCAGTTCTGCATAAGGCATTGGTGGTTTATCTCCGTTTTGCCCCGATAAAATAGTTGTTAATATATCATTAAGGTCAATTAATATATCTTTTATTATATTTTCCTTAGCATACATTAAGCCACCACCTTTTTAGCAATATAACTTCTAATTCTACCATGATATGATTGATCTAGTTCGTCTTCTATTGTATATTCGTCTGTGTCTACTATAATATCACCCTTTTTCAAGTCTATACTGTCTTTAACTATTAATTTCTTATCTAACGTTGTATATTCACCACTCGTCAAAGTTTGTACTTGCTTATAAGTTAGATTAAGTAATACACCAAATACGCTTACAGTTGATTCTATTGGCTCTTTATATATTCCATCTAAATATCCACCGCCTGATATAACTTTAACCGTTACATCTTGTCCGAACGTGTCAACTAAACTTCTCATATCCATCATATCACCACCTTATAAGTTATTGCATTAAGTAATTCGCCTGTATCAATTAAAGGATCGTCATCACCCTTTTGCTCAATTGTAAATGGGTGCAGCTTAGGGTTTTTAAGTTCTTTCATTTGCTCTTTCATTACATCAGCTAATACGTTACCTAATAATTTACCAAACGTTTCAACTTTCATATTAGTTGTTAAAACTTGATTTAGATATCTCTTAGAATTTTTTTGTATATCTTTAAGTTTATCTATTGCTGTGCTTCTTACATAACTACGCTCCGGTATATTAATATATTGTGTATCTGCTCTCAAGTGTAACCCTTTAACATGTAGATAGTTTCTCATTTTCTCTGTCACTTCAATCTTAACACCGTATTCTTGTACTCTAGCAATCATTAATAATTTATTTCCAGTATCGCTAAATATCCCGATGTGTATTTTCATGCTGTTTAATTTGTTTATTTTACTGTATAATTCGTCTAAATTTTTTCTGTTATCTTTAATTGTAATATATTTACTCATGCAATCACCTAATATACAGAGTTATCTATTTTTTGCCAGTTATATATACCATTTCTAAATCCATCTATATCAGAATAAACTTTCCTGTAAAGTGATAGGTTGCTCTTGAATACATCATACCAGCTACTACCGTCTTGATATACAACTTGCATATCCTGTACACTCTTTGATTTTATCCCACCTAAACTACCAGTTGAGTAATTTGCAATGTCTGCTGCTAGGTCAATAAACTCACTCGGTATAGCACAGGCATATAAATACACGCTATCATTTGTTTCTTCTGCTTGTAATGTTGCGGATAATGTTAACTTTGTATCAGATACAGTTAATATTTTATATAAACCATCATTTAAAAAGCTATGTTTAATCATTACATACATTCCGACAAGATATGTTTCCTTGAATGTTCCTTCGATACCATCTGCTACAATTTTATAGTCTCTTACTTCTAATGATTTGAGAAAATGTTCGTTTATTTTATCCATAACTGTTAGCAGCATCTACACCACCCTTAACCTTTCTACTAGCTCTTTCTTTGCGCCATATACAGGCAAGTCTTTTTCTTTACACATTTCTTTTAATTCTTCATTGGTTAATTCAAACAAGTCTTGTTCTACTTCTGGTTCTTCTTCTGTTCCCTTTGCTTCAATTATTTTATAACCTAATTTCTTAAAATCGGTATTAAACTTTTCATTAGATGTAGTCCTATATACACCACCTTTTTTAATTAACATGATACACCTCCTTATATAATTCAAGGGAGGATAAACCTCCCTCAACTATTTATTAAGCTTGTGCTACTGTGTGGACATAGATACCGTCTGTTTTATTATCAAGCACAAATAAATCATAATAAAGTCTGTAGTCGTATTTATATGCGTCTTTGTTTTGATTAACATCTGGTGAAAATGATCTAATTTTGTTGTGTTTAACTGCTGATACTACAGAAGATGGGTGAACAATCATAAAGTTAAGGTTAAAAGCAGCCGCTGCTTTAGTGTATCCGCCTGCTTCTTCGGACGCTGTTGAACCGTCGAGTAATGTGATAGCTGAATAGAATCTACTCTGTGGCACTTTAACAACTTCCATATCATCAAATGTTGATACTGTTCTATTTATTCCGCCTACTGCTGTAATATCAACGTTTCTAACAAACAAATCAGAATTTTGAACATTCTTAATCATCTGTGATGTAGCATATAATATTCTTCCTTCTTCTGGTACTTCTGCATCATCCATAACAACCTGTGCTGTGTCAATTGCTTCAACTGTTGTGGCAGCTGTTAAATCTGCGCTTGCTTCTGTTCCTGCGCCGGCTGCTAATGTTGCAAATCTATACGCATCTACTTCTGGTACTACTGCTGTTCTAATAAATTCACCTGATAATCTACCAAAGGCAATGTCAGCTGTTTCTAAGTTGTCCATATTATCAATAGAGAAGCTTCTAGCTCTATCTTGAGAAAATGTATGAGATTCCCATGTTAAGGTTGCATCACCATCAACAAATCCTGTTGCTCTAGAATAATCACCCATTGCATCAAGTGACATCTTAGCTATTAAAAATGTTCCAGCTACTTCTGTTTCTCTAATCAACCCTTCTGGTGCATCTAAACCAGTTGTTTTTGAACTGTTTTGATATACCTCATCTAGTAATGGAAGATATTTAGTAATTGTTGTAATTGCATTAGCCATTTATTTCATCTCCTTATTATTTCAATCCCATAGCGGCTCTTACACTCGCCATGTTCCTGTCTACCTCTGTTGAATCACCCTTACCGGGTTCATCTGATTTAGTTTGTTTCTTTACTGTCATATAATCATTGTCTTTTTTTATCGACTCTGCTTGTTCATCAAAACCGATCAAATTTTCACCATCTAAATTAATTTTCTCCATATCTAACAACTTTTTAAAAGCATTCTTGGCTTTAGGATTAAGATCATCCATCATTGATATCTTTTCATTTAGTTTGTTGTCAAGTGTCTTTTGTTTGAGTTTTTTAGTGTAGTCAGTTTCTATATCTGCCATCTTAGTATTTAAATCTTCTATTTTAATTTCATAAGCTTCAACACTGTCAGCTTTAGTTTTAAGACCCTTGATAACTTTGTCTTTGTCTGTTACGCTATCTTTTAATGTATCAAACTCACCTTTAACCTTAGTAAGTTCTGAACTAGGTACAAACTCTTTAGGGACACTCTTCTTAGAAAACTCAACTAACCCATCAATAACTTTATCGTCTAACCCTGCTTCTTTTAATTTAGATTTTAAATCTTTAAAATATTCCATTTCTTCCTCCTATATTTTTTTATATAGCGTATCTCACGCTTATAGTTGTCCTCTGGCTTAGTTTATAGTCGTTACGGACTAAATTAGCCATTGAACATATATAATAGCCCTAACACGTTGTTAAGACATTACGTCATGTTCTAATTCACATCTACAATTAATAACCTCTGCTGATTCACCAGCCGAATCACCCGGATACATTAAACCATTATCAAACGTTCTATCTAGTTTAATTGCTACCCCGTTGTCTAGTGCCTTGTGTGATACTCTTACTTTTTCATCTCTTCTTGATACCCACTTCTTGCCTATTTCTCCATCTATCTTTTCATTCGCCTTTTGCATAGCTGTATGTCTACTATTGTTCATTGTCTTTGTAGTTTGTGTTCTTATAATTGTTTTATTGTGTTCGGTAGTCTTTTCAACTACACCCTTAACACGTTTATTTAACTTCGTGATACCTTCCTCCGATGATATAGCCTGTTTAACTTCACTTCTTAGTGTTGACTTAGCTCTTGCTATATTATTCCGTATAGAATCATTTTTAAATAGTGTATTAATTAAATCGTCATACTCACTCTTGTTAATGCTTATACTTTTACCTTGTAGTATGTCCGCTAATTCATCGGCTGTTGCTTTAAAATTTATATCGGCTACATTTCTAAGATACTTATCAAACTTTGTAATATCTATTTGTAACTTTTCAATCTCCTTATAAGCATCTTTTAAATAACGATCTAATCTATTATAACTAACAGCTTTAACTGTACTTAATTTAGAATTAACTGACGCCTTAGCTATAAATGAGTTATTGTACTCTTTAAGTGCTACATATATAACTATAGCCGCTTTTTCAGCATCTGTTAATATTTCATCTTCCTGTTCTTCTGTCGCATTAAGTGCTTCCTCGTATTTATTCATAATATCACTCTTCCGGTATTATAAACTCATCTGACTTGCTTATAACGCTTTTTATTATTTCTTCCTGTGTCATGTCGCTTTTATCTTCTATGAAATGAAGGTTAGATAATATATTACCTACTGTTTTGTTATCTAACATTGACGATAGTATAATAATTGTTTCTGCTTCTAGTTTATTAATATTAGCTTCATCTATTTGATTAGACAACATTGTTTTATCAAAAACTAAGTTGTTTTCTATGCCGACGCCGTAATATGAATTAATAAAGAATAAACATTGATTCCAAAAATCTTGTAATTCTTGTTCAAATTGGCTTGCTTTCATGTTCAAATTTTCGTACATGGATTGTATAGCTACATTTGTAGAGTTGCCTGCTGCTACTTTTTTAACATCCACTGCCATACCATTATCATATATGTCATCTCTAACTACCTGCAAAAATGATTCCCTTGCCGCCGTTGGTATGATCCCTTGTTTAAATTCAACATCTCCATCTTCGTCAACCGGTACTGCCCCTAACTTTTTCATCTCGTTTAGAAACTGGGCTGGATTCTCTCCACCATAACCTTTTAATATTGCTATAATTTCCTGAAAATCATCAATGTTATTAGCAAAGTCTGATGTTGTTATATCATACACATCTACATGATATTTAATCGGATGAATATCAGTCTGCATATCATCATTGTTGAATAATATTGAGAATGGAGGTCTACCCCAGCCTATACTATTTTCTGACAATACATTACCATTTGAGTCTACTGTCTGCTCGGCAAAGTGTGAACCTCTTGATACAAGTGTCCACTTCTTGCTTTTTTTCTTTTCAAATACTATCTTCTCTTCATCTGTGTATATTTCTGCGACTTCAACATCGTCATCATTGGTATATGTCCTTATAACTGTATCTATTTTGTCTTTATCGTCTTCATCAAAATCAACTATAATCTGTTGGGAGTCGATACGCTTATACTCCAACCTGCTATCTTTAATGTACCATTGCCATACACCATATATCTGTTGTGAAGCTGTTATAGCTGTACGTTTAAGGTTTTTCTTCCAATCTTTCAATACTAGTTCAACATCTTCTGCACTATCATCAACCGTTATATTATCATTGATTAAATAGTTAACCTTTTGCAGTATTTGTTGTCTAACAAACCCACTAGGCAACGTATGATTAGCCCTAGTTGTATCAGTTATGTTGTGATATACCTTTTCACCGTCTGCCGTTTCACTAACAGCACCCCTGACCTTTTTACGGTATAATATGTCATTGTCTTGGTCGAAATATCTTTGACCCACAACCATTTTAGATTGCGTTTCTGCGAACTTGTCTAGTTGTTCTTCTAAATATTTCAAAATTTCATCAGCCATTTTACCACGCTCCTTTCATTCTTATGTTTCTTAATTTTACCATCCCCATTTACCTCTATTCAAGTCCTCACAGCCATATCTTAATGCATCTATCAAGTGATTATCTTTGTCAACAGGTATAGGCAAAACCTGCCCATCTTTAGTCTCCTTGTACTTATATAAACTAAACTCGTTCTTTGTATTTATACAAGATGTATGAATAATAACCTCATAGTTTCTAATGAATTTTATACCACTTTCAATGCTTCCTTTACCTTTTTTAGCACCTTTTATATTCAGCTTACTATTATACTTGTAATACTTTATACTTTTAGGCTCGGCACTATCTGCAACTATTATATTATCTCTATCATATTTATCTTCTACTAATGGTATTGTTTCGTCATTAGTTAACCCGTTTATACATAGCTCATCGAATATATATA